CTATTTTTTGTTTAATAAAACTTGTATTAGCCGTTCTTTCTCTTCGAGAAGTTTCTTTAAATAAGCAATTTCTTCTTCTTTATTAAGATTAGTGCCCGTATTATTTTCCGAAGGATTATCAAAGAAAATACCGGGAGAAACATTAAATACCTCTGCTATGGCTTCAAGAGTTTTAGTATTAGTTGATCCTGCTCTTATCATAGACTGAATAGTACTTTCATCCTTACCGATTCGGGAAGCTAATTCCCTAATTTTGATTTTGTTTATTTCACATAAATCCCTTATAAGCAATAAATTAGCCATAATTTGATATAGTATTTACAATAATTAACAGGAATTATATAGCATATCATGCTAAATAAATCTATATTTGTGATATAAATATAGAAATAAATAATAGATTTAATGTGATGTTATGGCAAAAAAAACTTTAAAAAGAAATCAAGACGGTGAGAAACTAAGAATGTATCTTTTGACTTTACCACTGAAAGATTCTTCTAAAATGGTGGTAAAATTGGCGGAAGCATGTAAGGTTCCACTACATACCGTTCATAATTGGCGGGGTGGATTGTGTCGTATTCCCGAACTTGCAAAGGATAAGATCGAGGAAGTAACAGGTGTAAAAATCTTCCATAGTGAAAATCTTCCTCCAAAAAGTGAATAAATAACCGGGGCGGCTTTTGCCGCTCCATATAATAACCGCCGGAGTGTGGAGATAACCCCGAAGGGCGAAAGCGGGTGTTATTGGTAGTTCGATGCTATCCTCCGGCACAGCTATAAACAACAATGAGCAAAATTTACATAGTAACTAAAAGGGAATCCGGAATATACGAAGAAGACGGCGTTTGGTTTTCTATCCTTGCCGCATTTGATACGAGAAATAAAGCAGAAGAATATTTAAAGAAATATGTAAAAACGGCTCCTAAAGAAGCTTACTACACTTTCTATCGAATAGAACCTGTTCCGTTGTTTCTTTCTTCTCATAAAATGAAAATAAACAGACCGAAACATACGACCTATCCTATTGGTGAATTGGTAAAATTAAAAATAAGTGGTGAAAAATAATTCAAATCCGATATGAAAAGGAAACATATAAAAAAGTTAGAGAGGGCAATAGACGGTTATAACAAAGTTATAAAAAACATAAGTGATGTATATGAGGACTGCCGTGATTCCGGTGAGGTTTTTTTGAACTCCGGCGTTACAATCGCTGCAATTCTTAAGCCTCTTATAACAGATGCAAGGGATGATAGAAATTTTCTGGAATCTAAGAAAAGAGCGTTAGAGGAATTGGTAGAGGAATCGTAATTAACTCAAATCAAGAAAGATATGAATACAACCTTTGAAAAATCGGCTAATACCACTGATGAGTGGTATACACCCAAAGAAATTATAGACGCATTAGGAAAGTTTGATTTAGATCCATGTGCTCCGGTTAAACCACTTTGGCAAACGGCAGAAACCATGTACAACAAAAACCATGACGGATTAACTAAAGATTGGGTAGGTCGTGTTTGGTTAAATCCACCTTATTCCCGTCCGCTTATTGAACAATTTGTTCGTAAACTGGCACAACACGGCAATGGCATTGCGCTGTTGTTCAACCGCTGTGATAGTAAGATGTTCCAGGATATTATATTTGAGAAGGCAACGGCAATTAAATTTCTACGCGGAAGGATTCGTTTTTTCAGGCCGGACGGAATACGTGGGGATTCGCCTGGTTGTGGTGCTGTTTTGATCGCTTTTGGAGAAGAAAACGCGGAGATACTAAAAACTTGTAACATAAAGGGCAAGTATGTAAGAATCAATTAGAGTAAAACAAATAAGAAATGAAATCAACAATTACCACCCCCGATGAATTAACCACGCTACGAATAGAAGGCAGTAGTGGAACTTATAAAATATTCAGTAGCTTCCGCCCCATGGAATCCCCTGCGTTCGTGGATGCAATGGACCGGAAGTATAATCTGGCGGAAATAAAGAATCTTTCCGACGGAAAAGGTTATTTCCTGGTACACTTGAACAGGGAGCAGCAGGAAACCATACAGGAGGATTTAAACGCTATCCTTTGTGATAGTGTGCCATGCCTTCTATAAACTAAGACGATCTTAACGAAATGCCATGAAAGAAGACAGACGCCTAAGAAACCTACGTTATCAGATGCGGAAGAAAGGTTACCAGTTCGATACAAAGAACCTGGTGGTCATTATGCCTTCACATGACAAACGTTCCCTTCTCCAGGAAAGGAGATTAAGCAAATTCGGTTTTTCAATTCAGTATAACATGTTTGAACAATGAAAGATAAAAATTTAAAATACATCGCCCACGCTATTATCGTGGTTGCCTTTATGGGACTGATTGCCTTTGTCATTTATTATACGGGTAAAACCGCTTTTCTTTGGCTGTTATTATTCGTTTTCCTGTATCAACCTTGGGGAGACTTGAAAACAAAGCAGGAGGAAAACAACGAAAAATAAGTAACTATGTAACTTTATAACGATGATAAAGGCAGAAGACATCTACAAAGTAACCAACAACGGGCTGGATATAATTCTACATTATTATCCGCAAGCCCGGGATTGTGTCGGAACCAACCGCCATTTCAAACGCCGGCCGTCAGAAGACGACGCGTCGGCCTGTATCAAGCTATTCGGAAAGGAAGGTTCCCAGCAGGTTTATAAGGTAACGGATTTCGGCGATACCGGAACGGCTCAAAGCCCCGTCGATATCTGCATGTATGAGGAAGGCCTCCGGTTTAACGAGGCTATCCTTAAACTTGCATCCATGTACAACGTAACCGATGAACTCAACCGTAACGTAAACAAACCGGATATCCGTAAAGTTCCGGCCTCCCAAGATCAGAAAGACGGTACTAAAATTTTCGAGCTTGCCGATCATCTCACCCCGGATCAGTTACGCATACTCGGCCCCCGTGTCACCCAGGAGAACGCCGAGGCCCTGCACTGGTATTCGGCCAAATATATAGGGTATGTAAAGAATCGCGAGGTAACCTATAAATACGCGACTGTGACATACCCTATCTTTATGCGCGAATGTCTGGTAAAACCGGCCGAAGGCGACACGCCCGAAGTGAAGTTCTATAAAATATACGAACCCCTGAATCCGGACAAACAGTGGCGTTTTTCCTACACTCCGGAAGGTGTCAAGCCGAAAGACTATATAAACGGCCTTTCCGAACTGAAAGCCTTATACCGGGAATTTAATTCCAGGGAGGAAGCTGCATTTAAAAAGAATCCGGCCAATGTGGAAAAGCCCTATAAAGAACAAAAGCTGCAGGAAGCGTTTATATGTTCCGGAGAGCGCGACGCCCTGTGCGTTAAATCGCTGGGCTTTTCCCCAATCTGGTTTAATTCGGAATCGTACAAACTTTCCGAACAGGACTACAAGGAGATCATGAAATACGTTGAAGTCCTGTATAACATACCCGATATCGACACGACGGGCAGGGTAAAGGGTACGGAACTTGCACTACGTTTTATCGATATCCACACGATCTGGCTACCGGCCTGGCTTACCACTTACCGGGACCAGCGGGGCAAACCCCGTAAGGACTTCCGGGACTTTATGGAATTACGAAGCAAGAACGAGGATTTCCGTAACCTTATGACGCTTGCCATGCCCGCCAAATTCTGGTATTCCAAGTTTAACGAGAAATCCCGGCAATGGGATCACAATATAGACGCGGACTGCCTTCACTACTTTTTACGTCTTAACGGTTTCTATTCGCTTCATGATGAAAATTCCAGTTCAACGAAATACATCCGTATTACCGGCAATATTGTAAAACTGATAAAGGCAAAGGATATCCGGAAGTTTATCCGCGGTTGGGCCCAGGATAGTTTTTTATCCCGCGATATAAGAAACCTTATTCTGAACAGCCCCAAACTGTCAGATACGGCCCTGGACAACTTGCAGGAGATCGAACTGGATTTTACCAATTATACCCATAATACGCAGATGTTCTTCTTTCCCGGTTGCAGCATGGAGGTAAGCGGTACCGGTATAAAGGAACATCCGGCCAACGGCAGCACATTGTCCCACTACGTTTGGGAAGAAAACGTACTGAAACACAAAGTCCGTCTTATGGAAGACATGTTTACCATTTCCCGTAAAAAAGACATAGAGGGCAACGATGTATTTGATATCCGGATAAATGCCGTCCCGTCTAACTTTTTCGGCTATGTAATCAATTCGAGCCGCGTTTACTGGCGTAAGGAACTGGAATATAATTTCGACGACAAGAGCGTGGGGGAAGCGGAATCCTACCGGGAGAAACATAAATTCGATATCGAGGGGGAAGGCCTCACGGAGGAAGAAGTGGTCGAACAGAAAAAGAACCTTATCAATAAGATATTTACTATCGGTTATATGCTGCATCGGTACAAATCCCCTTCGCGTGCCTGGGCACCACAGGCCATGGATAACAAGATCGGTGAAGACGGTGAATGTAACGGACGTTCGGGCAAATCATTCATGTTCAAGGCCCTTTCCTACTTTATGAAGAGCGTCAAGCTTTCCGGCCGTAATCCTAAGTTAATGGATAATCCGCATGTGTTCGACCAGGTGAACCAGCATACCGACTTTATTCTGGTGGATGATTGCGACCGGTATCTTAATACGGGCCTGTTTTACGACATCATCACGTCAGATATGACCGTGAACCCGAAGAACAACCAGTCGTTTACTATACCTTTCGAGGAATCGGCCAAGCTGGGATTTACAACTAATTACGTTCCTATTGATTTTGATCCGTCTACGGAAGCCCGTTTGCTGTACCTGGTATTCTCCGACTACTACCACCAGCGTACGGAAGATAACGACTACCGGGAAACGCGTTCTATCCGAGACGATTTCGGTAAGGATTTGTTTTCCAAGACTTACAGCGAGAACGAGTGGAACGCCGATATAAATTTCTTCTTGCAGTGCTGCCGTTTTTACCTTTCCCTTTGCGAGGAATCTATAAAATTGCTTCCGCCCATGGAAAACATTATCAGGCGTAAATACAAGGCCGATATGGGCAATAACTTTGAGGACTGGGCGAACTCTTATTTCTCTCCGGACAGCGAGCACCTGGACTGTTTTATCGTCCGTGAAAAGGCCTTCGCCGATTACAAAAGCTTTTCCGGTGTGAATAAAATCACGATGCAGCGTTTTACAAAGGCCCTCAAAGGTTTTGTGGCCCTTTGCCCCTACATTGACGAACTCAACCCGAAGGACCTTTGCAACTCCCAGGGGCGTATCGTACGCAAGGATAACGACGGCAAGGCCGCCGACATGATCTATCTGCGTTCATGCGGCACGGCGGAAACGGCTGCCGGTGGTGGAACGGAACCGGCCGATCCGACACTCATGTTTGTACCTGATGAACGACCGGATGAATGAATAACGCGCATTTGAAATTAAACAGCATGTCCGAGTTTACCGCGCTCTGGAACAGCGGCGAGAGGTTCCGGAAATTCGCCGAACAGGTCTACCGCTATCTGGAACGTATGAAACCCGGTACCGTCCTGGCACTGGAACGCTATTCGGGCGAGCAGCTCGAATGGATCATCAAAACGGCCTGTGTTTTTATCCTGGAAGGCGACAACTACCTGGAGTATGAATTTAACGAAGACTATACGGCCGTCGTGCACCGCTATATACCCCCGGACGTAAAGGAATGGATTTTAAGCAGGTGCAAACATCGCGTATAAGACGGATCGGAGCCGGTATAAAATACGAAAAGAGGGACCAGATACGAATGTGTCGGTCCCTCTTTTCGTATGGAAACAGATGCGCCCCGCCCGGCTTCCCTCCCCATACCCCACCTCTATTTCATACAAAATTTTAGTAACCTTGTAACCTTTGTTTGCTTGAAAGAAAAAAGTCTGAAAATCAAATAAATAAATAGGAAATAAAGGTTACGAAGTTGCAGTTACAAAACGGTTACGAATTTTTCCGGTTTGTAACACCGGCCTTTTTATCTTCTACCGGTAAGCCCGGTTACAAACTGTTTTCCGGCCATTTTTTTGTAACGGAAATTAGTAACGTTACTAAGTTGCTAAGATACAGGAATTTATCTTTGCCGGTTGCCCGGTTACGAAATTACAAAAATTTAGTACCGGATTATATCAGCACAGCCTGGCGGAGAAAATTCCGGGCGTGTGGCGGCATGAAAAAGTGTATTATAATTATTCTCCCGGAGTATATTTATCAAAATGGCGGTCGAATGCCTACATTTTCCCGTAAATGGCAGACCAACAGCCGATAAAGGAATATCTTTGCCTTTAAAAAGGAATGTTATTGCTATGATTACCACCCGAATACAGATCGAATCCTACCTGGCCGAATACGTCCGGGGCAAATATTACGACGAAACGGTCGGTACCGTCCGTTTTCCTTCCTCGTCCGATATTTATGTGACCGTTTACGACCTCATGGAGAAACGGCCGGTAAATTGTCCGGCTGACCGTGGCAACCTGGAGTTTATGCTGCCTGACCGCCGGGAGGCCAATTTTGCCGGCGGCAAGTCTCCGGAACAGTTCAATTACATTTCCGTACGCGGTACCGCCATTCTTGAAAAGCGTCTGCGTGCCCTGATGTGGGCCGAGCTGCACGAACTCATGGACGAAAACAAGCACCTGCACGGAATCGAGTTTAAGGAAACCGTTTTTACCTTCCTGAAAAAGTATGATATCTCTTCCATTCAGGAAGACGGACTGCTGAAAAACTACCAGCGGTGGCGGGACAGTTTCAGGCGCAAGAAGAAAAGGGCCTATAACCGAAAAAAAGTGTAAAAAAGCAAGTTATTTTTTACCTACCAACTGTATCTGTTTGTCCTTTTTTGTCCGGTTTTTGGCTGAAAAACGTCCGAAAAATGCTGAATGTTTGATTATCAATACTTTATATCTGTAATTATGTCAAGAAAGTTAATATCCGCCGCCCATAGCCTGCAACTGGTTCCCGTTTACAACATTATCCATTTTGGCGTCGTGCGTTCGAAAGTCGTTATCCGCTCTATCGGAAAACCTGATATTCTTATGATCGTACCGGGAACCTTAAAACCGGGTGACAGCAAAAATGAAGACGTCTATACTAAAAAACATACCTTCAAGCTTGCCGACGTGTCGCAAAATAAGACGCTTTACCTGGAAAATCTGAAAGCGACGCCTTTTGTCGCCCTCTATACTGACGAAACGGGTAACACCCGTGTTTCCGGTTCTCCCGATTACCCGCTTACCTTTTCTTTTGAGATCGGCGGGGGCCTGTATAACTGCACCCTGTCCGGTACGGGTCCGGGCGTTGATGCGTTCCTGTAGGTTCCTTTCAGTCCTTCTCTACCTATGATATAGGCGTTTTCTTTGTCGTAAAAAAGAGAACGTGGACAAAATACAGGAGATTTTTACAGCACCTTGGGCAATCGCTGATAATGATTATTACCGGTTGCTTTCCTTACTTGTGCCGTGTGTTGCAGCCGGCAACCTGGATGCGATCGAAAAACGGCTCGACAATAATAAAATAACCGCCTACGCTACTACGCCTTACCTTGCCAACCGGTGGGAACTGGATGATGACACCCTGCCGGCTGACAGCGTGGCCGTCATTATCCTGGAAGGCACCTTGTATTCCTGGGAGACTTACCGCCTGGAAAAGCAGCTCCGTGATATTTCCGATAATCCTAAGATTTGCGGCGCGGTCCTGTGGATCAACGGTCCAGGCGGTATGGTCGCACATGTGGACCTGGCGGCTAAAATGATTGCCGAATCTTCCAAACCTATAGCCACCTACGTGGCCGGTACCATGGGTAGTGCCCATTTCTGGCTGGGCACCGCCGCCGGTAGAACCTTTATCGCTTCCCCTATGTGTGAAGTCGGTTCCGTCGGTATCATGCTTACTTACCAATCCTTTAAGGAATATTTCAGGAAACAGGGCATTGATTACCGGGAAATCTATCCGGATAGTGCCGATCTGAAAAACTATGAAACCCGCGTGATTGAAAAGGAGAACAACGAAGAGCCTATAAAGCAGCGTCTGGCCGTCATGCACCGTATTTTCTGCGATGCGATCAGTCGGAATCTGGGTATTGCCTATGATCCGGAACTTCCCCTTTTCCGGGGACAGATATTCACTGGCGACGTGGCCGTGGCAAACGGCTATATCGACCAGTTCGGTACGCTAGAAGACGCGGTAAAGTGGGTACTGGCACAGGCCACCGTCAGAAAAGTAAACGAGATGTATAACATATAGTATTAACTTTAAAATTTTGTATATATGAAATTGGATTTTAAGAGTTTATCCGCTGTCATTCTGGGTGTGTTGGGCCTGTCGGAATGGAGCAAGGTAGAGGATAAGAACTCTATCACGGCCGAGGAAATGGCTAAACTGAAAAATTACGGTTTTTCTGATAAGTTCCTCACGGCGTTTAAAGCGTCCCTCGAAAACGATTTCCAGGACGAAGCCGGAACCGGGAATGAGGGAGAGAGAACCGAAGAAACCACTACCGCTTTCCTTCGCGGTTTGTTGGGTGATACTGCGGCCCGTCTGGCACAGGCACAGGAACAGCTTGAAGCCTTGCAGACACAACAGCGTGACGAAAACCAGAACAACACCGCACTGATTGCCAAGAAGGATGCCGAGATAACGAAGCTTTCCGGTATTATCGCCCAACTTTCAGCCGCTGCGGAAGATGATCCGGGCAAAGGGAAGCAGTACAACGCCCAGGCGGACGGTAAAGGGGCTTTCAATCTCCGGGATGAAAAGCAGCTGGGAGGCTTGCAGGGTGAAATGTTCTCGCTGGACCGCCCGTATAACCTTCGCGCCAAAGCTGCGTTAATGGAGGCTGCCGGTTTTGAAATGATCGCTCTTCCAAAAGCCAGTTCCCTTGACTACAGCCGTTTGAAGGAAGATCTCGGGGCTTTTTACCGTATTCCCTGGCAACAGCGTTTGCAGTCGTTTTTAATGGAACTTCCTTCCATTGAAAGTATTTTCCCGCTTGAATCCGGTTATCAGGATTTGGCTACGCTGGTAAACATCTGGCTGGGTGAGTTCTCACAGGCCGGCAATGAGGAATCCGACTTCGACAAGGTGACTAAAGGTTCCTACGAGTTCGACGATGAAACCCTGCGCATGTTCAACGTGATGTTTGCACACCGTTTCAAAAATTTAAAGGCCCTGGAGAAAACCTGGATCGGCACTTTGAACAAGGAAGGTTCAAACCCTATCAAGTGGTCTTTTATCGAGTACATCCTGGCCGAAACCGCCAAGAAGTTGCATAACGAGCGTGAACAACGCCGTATTAACGGAATCCGTAAGGACCCGAATCTGAACGAACCGGGCAAAGCACTTGCTGCAGCTGACGGTCTGTATGAGTTCCTGAACAAGAAGGTGAACGGACATACCGATATCAATAACGGAAAGTTCGTTTACCAGATCAAGCCGTTCGAGCTGGGAGAACTTACCGAAGCAAACATCGGTGAGAAGGTGTACAAGGGTACTTCCATGATCCCGGCGGTTCTTCGTGACAGCGGTAACCTGGCACTTTATATGCCTTCGCACTTTATTGTATTGTATCATAAATACAATGAACTGCATTACGGACAGAACCAGGATTACAAGGCTAATATCATGTATGTAAAGGAATATCCGGCGGTGAAGATTATCCCGGTTCCCAATGCTGACAACCACCACCGTATCTTCTGGACATTTGAAGGCAACATTAAAACCTACGAGGACAAACCAGGCGAAATGACGGCTTTCAACCTGGAACAGGAAGACTGGAGCCTGAAAGTATGGAGTAACTGGCGTGAAAGTATCTGGGCTATTGCCGTGGGCTTCAAGTACACCAAGAAAGAAGATATGGACTATACGCGCCAGATGATCTTCTGTAATGAGTATGACCGCCCGGCGTCTTACTTTGTGGACGCTGACAAGGACAAGAACCCGTCGGCCAAGCTTCATACCTCCATTGTTACCGTAGCCAATACAGCCGAATTTGCTATTACCGATATTGAAGATGCACCGGTAGGTACGGTTATTTCTCTGAAATGCGGAAGCGTGGATAAAGGCGTTAAGATTGAGAAAAGCGGAAAATTTGACCTTATTTCCGCTACCTGGCAGCCGGGTAAGGGGGATGTTATCAAACTGATGAAACGTGCCGACGGTAAATTTATCGAGATCGGCCGCGAAAACGCTTCTTCCGATGCGTTGCAGTTTGCGCCGGATGAAACGGATCCTTCTTTGCTTGACGGTGAAGTATTCGTAACCGGTGAGAATACAAAGGCAACGGCAATCACTAACTTTACCGATGCGGAAGCCGGTGTCGTTTACACGATCTACGGAAGCGGTTCTGAATTTGCTTCCACCATTGCAGCCGGCGGAAACTTTGTCTTAACCGAAGCTATGACGCTTTCCGAAGGCAAGTTTATCAAGCTGGCGAAAGCCGCCGACGGTAAATTCTACGAAGTGGCAAGAGGCTAATTTTTGGCGGAAGGGATACTTTATCCCTTCCATTTTATAACCTTATAAATCATTAAGTTATGACATACGTAAAAGCAAGCGTAAGAAGGCCGGCCGGCAATCCCGGTAACGGTATTCAGCCCAAGGATCAGCTCGTAATTTACGACGTTGACGATATTCTTTCCTTCCCGCAGAGAAACGATGCCGGCGTGGTTATCGAGGATGATATCGTAATGAAGGCGGGACGTTACGCGATCGGTATTTACCTGACACCCGGTACCGCTGAAATCAGTTCCAACAGTGACGGGGAAACGGACGCCGAAGGTTATACGCCTTCCGTTAAGTTCAATCATCCCGGTAACGAACAGGAAATTCGCGAGTTTAAGACAAACTGGCTGTCCAAGAAATGTATCGTTGTGCTCCGTTATTGTAGCGGAAAGCCTGCCGATCTGATCGGAACGCCCTGTAACCCGTGTAAGTTATCCGTTTCTTATACCGGTTCCAATGAATCGAATACGAACGAACTTACTTTCACCCAGATCAGCAAAGGGGATGATATCGCCATTTACCGGGGTACCGACACTCTGGAAGAACCGGTGGCCGTGGTGGAAGCCGGAGCCACGGATATAGATTACCAGACGGACGGGCAGTACCAGCTTTCCGCGGGTGCGGCTAAGATAGCCGGTGTTACCGGTGGAAGTCACGGCTCGGTAATTACCCTTATGGGATGTTCGGGTGTTGCGCCTACGGTGGAAGCGGGCGGTAATTTCCTTCTGAAAGGTGGTAAGACGTTTACCGCTTCCGAAGGTTCCCAACTGACGTTGCGGGCGTTTAACGACGGTTCGGAGGCTATGAAATGGATTGAACAAAGCCGTTATGAGGCATAAATAAACGGCTTTCATAAATAAAAAAGAATCCCGGAACTTTTCACAGCTCCGGGATTTTTTATTTGACTTCTAATTCGATAGGTTTGCCACAATGGGGGCAGGTTATCGTATTCTTTGTTTCCTGTACTTCCTGGCTGGATGCGAATAGTTGCCAAGGTTCAACTTCTAAAACAGAGGCAAATTTTCGTATTGTTTCTAAGGTTGGATTTTTCATTAATCCATTTAGGTTTTGTTTTTTAACGCCTAATAAATCCGAAAAAGCCGTTTTGGTTAGCCCTTTTTCTTTCAGTAATGTTTCAATATTATCCATAATCTTAATTTTTAATGTTGCAAAATTACAATATTATTAATTTGTAATGCTAAATATATTACTAATTAATGTTAATGTAACGATAAAATATTACTATTTTCTTGTTTTGTAATATATAAAACATTACCTTTGTAATATCAAAAAAGGAAATAAAGTAATAACAATTAAAAATATAAAGATTATGAAAACAAAAATGAGTGATAAGGTAAAAGGTAATTTGATAGCTCGAATCATGGGTGAAATGAAATCAGCCGCTTTATTACAAAATAAGCCTTTTGATGAAGGTATCTTCTTCGATCTCATATTTATGAGCGATAAAGAATTATTGAAAATTTCAAAACTTTGCGGTATTAAATAATATAACATCAACTAGCAGGGCGAAAGCCCTGCATAAACAATAATAAGACATGAAAGCAACAATAGTAATGACAAAAGACGCGATTAAAAAAGGTGAATATAAAGAAACATCTTTGGATGTTCAGAAAAAACAGGCTGATATATTGGTAGTTGCGATTGATGACAAATATACGCTTTGGTTGAACAAACCTATAACTATAAAAGGTAGAGGAATCAAAAAAGTAAACGAAAAAACGATAGTAGTTACAGATAATGCCTTTGATAAGTTAAAAACACAATATAGTATAATGTTTGATTTGTAATAAACTGGCAGGGCGAAAGCCCTGCATAAATGATATAAAGTATGAAGGATATAGAAGTAAACGGCGCACATATCACAGACCAGACCGCCGAAATATTGAAACAGTGGCAAGTTAAGGCGGAGCCGGTTTCTGCCTGTTACATACAGGTAATAGAGGAAACAATCGACGATTTGACAGATGAAGAGAGTGATCCCCTTTCTCTGGAAAAGATTGTAGGACGAATCAGAACTTTACGGATGATGAAAAAGGATATTGAAATTTTATCAGGAGTATAAAAGGCTGGGATAAATACAATGACGAAGAGCGACTGCAGGTTTGTAGCCGCTCTTTGTCCTTTTTTGAGGTAATTACCTTCTTTTTCTTTGTATCATCAAATTTTTATATAGTATGAAACAGGAGATTATTACCTATCTGGCCGGTCCGCGTAACTTTATCCAGGGCGTGGAACTATACGAGAAATACGGTCTCAACCGTATGTTAAAGAAGTCATTTCGCCGGCAGGGAGAAACGGAAACGATAAAGGCCATTCTTTTAGAGGAACTACGGAAGCTGGCCGGGCTTTCCGAACGTGAATTTAAGACAATCCGGCGCAACTCCAAACAGCCGACCGCGGTAAAAATGGAACCCGCCAGGGATGAAACATCTAAAACGCCGGTAAAATACAGCGATGATTTGCTGCTGGAACTTGCCGAATCTTTCGATGTCAGCGTGGAAGAACTCGTTTCGTCCGATTTCCGAGATAAGGTTCTTTCCATGGATGAAAATGCCGACCGTGTGGAAGAACTGGAAGAGGAACTGGATCAGGCGGAGAAACGATACAAGGCAGCTCCGGAAACCGTAACCAAAATGATACGTTTCCGCGAGAAATTTACCTTCCTGAACTCTCCGGATTGCCCCGACATTCTGAAAATACTTGTTTCCGACATGTTCACCGCATACGGGAAGTATAAGGAAGCTTTCGCCCGTCTGGAAGCTACGCCGGATGATGTCAATTCACTTTCTACAGCACAGGAAGCGCAGGCGGTTGTGGAAAACTTTATCGCTAACCGCGAAATGTGGGACGAACTGGAATATTACCGGGAGAACGGAAAGATTCTGGGTAAATGTGAGAAGGTAAAAAGTTTGTCCGTCCGTAAGGGCGTCGAGAACCTTTCGGATATCGACATACAAAAGGCCCTGAATAACGCCCGCGCCAACCTTTCAAAAAATAAGGCGAAACTGGAACAGGCCGGGGATGATGAGAAGAAGAAAGCGAGTGCCCTTGCATTGATCCAGAAGTGGGAGACTACCCAGAAAGCCATAGAGGAAGAAATCGAGGCGCGAAAAAAAAAGTAATTGAACTTATTGCCAGTCTGACAGGGAAACGGCAACGGATCACAAAGAACCTGGGTCGTTTCTCTCATCCTTGTGACCGCTCGGAGCTGGGGCACCAGCTCAAAACATTAACCCTCCGGATAGAAAAAGAAGAAAGCCGGCTTAAACAACTTTTTAATGATTACAAACCAAATATATAACGAGGATTGCCTGGAGGCGTTGAAACGTGTTCCGGACAATTCCGTAGATTGTATAATAACCGATCCGCCTTATTTCCTGGGAATGACACACAACGGGCAGAAAGGCAGCTTTAAAGATTTGTCTATCTGTAAACCCTTTTACCGGGATTTGTTCCTGGAGTTTAACCGGGTGAAGAAACCCAGTGCTTGCGTGTATTTTTTTACGGACTGGCGCGGGTATGCTTTTTATTATCCGTTGTTTGACTTGTATTTAGGCGCGTCAAACATGATCGTTTGGAACAAACAGTCGGGGCCGGGTAATCATTACGCTTTTATACATGAGCTTATTTTGTTTCATTGTGGAAATGGTGTTTCTATCGGTGCCACAAACGTAATAGATAATATCCGATCTTTTTCGTCCGGTGCCAAAAAGATAGAAGGTGAAAAGGTTCATCCCACACAAAAACCGGTGGCGTTGATCCGTAAACTGATTGAAGACAGTACAAAGCCCGGCGATCTGATACTGGACACTTTCGGCGGTTCTGGTACTACAGCCGTGGCAGCCATTGAAAGCGGCCGGAACTTTGTATTAATGGAACAGGACGAAATTTATTATTTCACGGCACAGAAACGAATAAAAGATGCGTATGAACGATTTAACGGTGGTGGATAGTATTTACCTGGATGCGCAGCAAAAGGAGGATGTACGGCGTTTGTCTTCTTTAGGATATTCCCCGAAAGATATAGCTGTTTCCCTGGGGCTTTCTCTGGAGGATGCCGGGCTTTTTGTCCGGGATGCGGAAACGGTAGGAACTTCCGTTAACTTCCTGATCCGGGAAGGGATTCTGGTAGCACGTGCCGCCCCTGAAATAAAACTCCATGAAGCGGCGGAAGGTGGAAACGTGGAAGCTATAAAACAGCTGGAGGCCGTACGGAAAAGACATACTTTCGAACGTTTAATCGAACAAATGGATGACGACGAATTTAATTAAGCCCTCACGAATAGACTTTGACAAGGTGGATATCAACCAGATTCAAAGGATTCTTTCTACCGGTACGCTGGAAGCCCTCGCGCCCGATGAAAGGGAATATTACAGCCTTATGGAAATGGTACGGGGACTTCGTGCCCGTATGCGTATAAATGGTAAGTTGGTGACAAAGGCCGGCATCATCCGCCTTTTGAAGTCGGAACCTTACGGGCTTTCGGACTGGATGGCCCGCCAGGTGTACGCTGACAGTCTCAATTTCTTTTATACGCAGGATAACGTACGCCCGCAGGCTTTCGCTAATCTGTATGCTGAAAAGGCCGAAAACTGGGCGAATACCGTCTTTCTTATGGGAAATGTGAAGGAGGCTAAGAACCTGCTGAAATTGGCGGCGGAACTTCGCGGATGTTACAAGGATCAACAGGCCGAAATACCGGAGGAACTGCTTGCACAGAAAAGTACGGTTATTTATACTACCAGCCGTAAGGATCTGGGTGTTCCTGAAATCGACCGTAAAGAACTGGAAGAGTTTATCGATGCGATACCGGAAATTCCTGTTATTGTGCGTGAGAATATAAAAGAGGATGCGCGTATTAAAGCTTTTGACCTGAAAAAACGTATGTTGTATGATATCAAAGAGTTCGGTGAAGACAACGAAGGTGAGTAACGCCGATGATGTAGAAATCAAATACGGCCATATAATCCAGGTTCTGACGGACTGGATCGATACTACTATTCTTGTATCTATTGACGGGCGCGGTACGGCCAAATCGACCGTTATACAAGCCAGACGTTCCGCCCGTTGTGTGGAAGAAATGCCCGGCGGTGCGTTCGCTTTTGTTGCCAATACCTACAGTAACCTGGAAGATAATATAATGCCGGCCGTTCAGAAGGGCTGGCAGCTTATGGGGCTTATCGAAGGGGTACACTATGTAAAAGATACCCGCCCGCCTGAATCCTGGCGGCGTAAATGTTCGGTTATCGTGGATGATTACAAGCATGTTTACAGCTTCTGGAACGGATGTGTTATTTTCATGGGATCACTGGATAACCCTTCGCTGCTTGCCGGAAAGTCTGTAATACACCTGTTTTATGATGAAGCGAAGTACGACAAGGAAATGAAAGTAAACCGCGCTATGCCTATTCTTCGCGGTGATGCGATCACTTACGGACATTCCCATTTGTTCCTGGGGATAACCATTACTACCGATATGCCGGATATCGACGAAAACGAGTACGACTGGTTTTTCCGGTATGTCAAGCAAATGGACCCGGAACGGATCATTAAAATAGTACAGGCGGCAAGTATGCGTAATGACCTGGTAATTTCTCTATTAAAAGAAGAAAGAAAAAATAAGCCTTCCCCCTTGAAGCTGAAACGTTTGAAACGGGATATTGAATATTACGACCGGGCTTTGTTGAAGTTGAGAAAAGGACAAACGTTCTTTCTTAACGCTTCTTCATTCGCTAATGTTGAGATGCTTACGATTGATTATTTAAAGCGGTTGTATAATGGTACGCTGGAGCTTCACGAATTTAAGAAGTCGGTGGTTGGTATGCGTCCCGGTCTTCGCAGGGATTTACGTTTCTATGTGTTGTTTGGTGAAGGACATAAGTATTATAACGGTACCATGTCCGGAGAAGCCGCTTACAGCTCGCGGGAACTCCGGTACCTGCACCATGATAAAACGATTGAAGGCGGTATGGACTTCGGTAATATGCTTTCTTTGGTGATCGGTCAGCCGGACGGTGCTTATTACCGGGTACATAAGAACTTTTTTGAGATACCGCCGGGCTGGTTCCGGGAGATCGCCGACCAGTTCCTCACTTTCTTCCAGAACCACGAATATAAAGAACTGGATTTGTACTATGACCGTGCAGGTAATAACTTTGAGAAACAGAAGGAGGATTACGCGGGTAAGATCAAAGACGCCATAGAAAAAGACGGCAGCGGAAACCGTACCGGCTGGATCGTAAACCTAAAGAGCCGTAAACAGGCAGTTATCCGGCAGGATGCGGAATACGACTTTATGCAGGAGATTATGGGCGGTACCAACAAGAACCTGCCTATCCTGTTGGTTGATGCGGTGAACTGTAAAGAAATGGTTAGTTCCGTAGAAAAGGCAAAGGCTGAAATCAAATACCGGGGTAATTCTAAGGTAGTGTTCAAAGTGAAGAAGTCCGAAAAGCTGGCACCGAAAAAACTACCGATGTTATCCACCAATTTCTCCGACGCTTTCAAATACTTACTGATGCGCCCCGGCTGGATAGCTTTGGTACGAGGCAAGCGGACACTGCAGGCCGACTCGTTTGTGGATCAATGGATAGAGAACAGGCATAAAAGGTAATTGCCTTGTAACGCTGGAAAATCGGTTTTCCGGCGTTTTTTGTGTTACCAGGTTACGGGTACCCCTCCCCAGAGGTCATATTTCACCTTTTAGGGGGAGGGCAACTGCTTTCCGACTTCTGAGCGGCTCGGTCTTCGGAAGGTGTCATTTTTTTAGTTTTTGAAATTTTCTCCGGTTTTTGACTGTTTTTCAGTCGTTTATCTGCATTTAGACCAAAATTTTACGCGAAAAAGCATGTTTTTTGTGCGTTTTTGCTTCATTTTTTGGGGCGTTTTTCATGAATTACCGTGTATTTTGGGGCGGTTGCCTTTCATTTTGGGAGATAATATTCTTTATAATTGTACATATTAAGTATTTTTGCAGCCGTCAAAATTACACTGCATATAACCGTCAGAACTTACGGGTGGTACAAGCTAAAGTACACACTAATTTTAAGTTACTGATATGAAGAAATTATTATTAATTATCGTGTTGGCTATTTTAGTAGTAGCAGCTACAGCACAAGAAACTCGAAAAACGTTTTGCCAAATTGTTGGTACCGGGAAAGTATTAAGTTCTAAGATACGCGTTCAAATTGATTTCGGGCAAAAGCGTTCTTATTGGAACCAGTATAAAAACTTTATGGTAGATGAAACTGGTAAGAGAATAGAGTTTTATTCTATGGTAGACGCTATGAATTATTTAGCTAAATTTAGGTGGAAATTTGAGCAGGCGTATGCTGTTACCGTGGGGGGAGAAAATGTGTATCATTGGTTATTAAGTAAAGATATAGTTTCTGATGATGAAATACGCGAAGGAATTATAACACAAAAAGATTTTGAAGACATGGAGAAAGCGGCCATGGAAGATAAAGAGAATAAAAATGAAGAGGTTGAAAAGAAAGTTCCTTTATTTATGCGAAATATGAAAAAGGAAAGTGATGAAGAGGGTGAAACTCAAAAGAGATATGAACCATAAGAATAGATTAACGCTCGCCAATTCTGGCGGGCGTTTTTGTTACGAAGTAACGAATTATAGAGTCGACAAATTTTCTTTTTCTTATAAACTTTTATTAACGTTTTTTTTTTTTTGTTCAGATTTTAATACCGAAATTTGCCCCTGTCAAAATTACACCGCTGGTGCGGTCCGGTGAGTCTCGGTTATTGGCTCGAATAAACAACGGGCTTTTTTTATGCTCGGTATTTATCTATTTTGGATATATAAGGCGGTTGCCTTTCCCTAACTTATAACCCGATCTTCGGACGGTTTGCGGTGTAATTTTGACGAATTAGGGGAAATGGTAGCCGCCTTTCTCATGTAAAATAGTCAAAATTACACCGTTATGAAAAAAGAACTTCAATCCGGCACAAGCTACGTGCCTTCGTTCCGTACTGGTAGCACGGACGTAAACACGATCCAACATCGTTATTTTCAGGAATTGGAAAAAGGTTGTTCCGTAAACTCGGCTTCCGATGCTTATTATTTATCTGCTATTGCCTGGTTCTGTCTAACCTTTATCTTTCCGCCGGCTGTTATCGGTGCAGTTGTTTGTGTGTACCGGGCAAAGAAGGTACAGAAAGGAGGCCGAAAATGACATCTTATTTTATAGAGCTTAACGAGTATAAGCCACAGAATCGAAAATGTGCTGAAATGGCAGAGTTTGCAAACCAGTTTGGTAATACGCTTTGTCCTGATGAAATTTCCTTCGATGCTTTTAAAACTGAACTGGAAGCAAAAGTAAAGGAGTTGAACGAGAAATACCCTAAAACAATGCCGTTGAAAATATCTTCCGGCATCGGATTTATTCACATAGATCAGGACACTAAAACACATAATAACGGCTGTGACAAGCCTGTAGCCTATTTTTTTATTTACCGGGTTAAAAGAATATATAGGTTTTCAGAGCGTCCCCAGATAGAAAAGAAAGGAGGTGCCGAATGATATATACTGAATATCAGCAAGTGTTACTTACCCAATTACAAAACAATGATAAAAGAATTGAGGAAATAAAGAAGGAACAGGAAGAAATACAGGGGATATTTCTACAAGAAAGTAAATTTAAACCGGGTGATCTGGTACAGGTTGATTATAAAATAAGTAATGCTACTTTTAAAGTTCGTGGCTGGATTTTCCGGATTACATTCTGGAGGAATTGCCCCTATTATCACCTGAATTTACCCAAGAAAGACGGTTCCCGCGGATTAAGGGTTAAAAGTATATGCGACGGGGTACTGGAAAGTATAACAAGTATTTCACATATTAAATTAGAAGACTTAAAAGGAGGTACCAAATGAATACAAATAATCCTGATATCCTATTTTTCGTTAGACGTGAATACGGTGCGCCTTCCATTGAACTAAGGGCTTATAAGGTGGAGAAGGTTAACAATGAGTTTGCTTTCCTTGAACTGGAACGTTTGCGGTTGGTTGTTTTCTCCGGTGATTTTCAGTCTGTATCACTTCATCACGAGTACGGTAAAAACAACTGTATGTATAATAGTGCTAATAATATACCGGATTTGATGAAAGACATGAAGAGGTGGCAGTTATCGCCCATTGACAGACGTAATTATGAACGCTTTAGAAAAGTCGCCCTCGGGATATACCGGCAGGCCGGAATAATTGATTTCACTACCTTAGAGACTACACCGATTAAGAACGTTTAAAGAAAGATTTGTTATGAAAGACATAGAAGTAAACGGCGCACATATCACAGATGAAAGTGCCGAAATATTGAAGCAGTGGCAAATTAAGACAGAACCGGTTTCCGCTTGTTACATACGGGTAATAGAGGAAACGATCGATGATTTGACCGATGAAGAGAGCGAACCTCTTTCTCCGGAAAAAATTGTAGGGCGAATCAGGACTTTACGTATGATGAAAAAAGACATCGAAAAGCTGTCTAATCCTTAATATTAATAATTTAGCATACCGGCTGAAAAGGCAGCCGTTGGGTTTAAGTCCCAGGTTAGGGTTTGTTTGTGCCGGGGTGGTTCCCGGCACTCTTTTTTATGTCCTTTTTGTCCGTGTCCGTTCTTCCCACCTTTGCAGTAACCAATCATTCAAATTATGAAAATAGGAACGGACAAATGGAAGCATTTCGGGATTAATTACGCTATATGTGCCCTGTTGGGTGATTATGGTGTTCCCTTTGCCCTGGGTGCTTCATTGGGTAAGGAATACGGGGATAAAATGTCACCCGGTAATAAATGGGACTGGAAGGATATTCTGGCAGACCTGGCCGGGATCGTGGCGGGCTATTTGACGCATGTATGTACCGTCTGGACCATAATGTAAAATTTTCAACTCTATCAATATGACGGAAACGATAATTACAGCGATTATTACGGCTCTTTGCACGGGTGGACTGACCTGGTTATTCACTCTCCGATATACCCGTAAACAGGCGGAAGCTGATGCCATGAAGTCAGTACAAGAGGTTTACCAGGAACTAATCGAGGATATGAAGAATGACCGTAAGGAGCTAAAGAACGCGTACCAGGAACAGAAAAAACGGTTTGACGAAGTGGACAACAAGTACAAGGAAGTCCTGCATAAATGTAACGAAATGGAAAAGGCAATCAAGCAGAACGCCCGTGTAATGGACACTATGAAGCCGTTTCTTTGCGGTGTGAAGAATTGCCCGAACCGTAAATCTATCACTTTTGACACTAATAATAATTAACGACTTAATAAGCATGAGACATGGAATCGTACACCTACTTATTTTTATTTGTTTTGCAGCTTGTTTTTACGGTTGTCGTTCTTCTCGCTCTGTTACACGAAAAACGGTTACAGAAACAACTGGAGAAGAAAAACAAACAACTACTGACGGAGTTATTGAACTTGCGCGGAGAGATTCGAGCCATGAGGAGCACGTACTTGACATTTACCGGGAAGATAGTACGCATATCCGTATCGACTACGACAGCCTCGGAAGAATTAAAGAAATTGATTTCAGCAACCGAAAAATTAAAAAAAGAACTGGAAAGAATCAAAGCAGTTCCCTCCGGGATCATAAGGAAACTACCAGTCAGCAGGAAACAACCGTTACCCGTAAATCCGACGTTAGGCAGCAAAGCCAGGAAAAAGAAAAGGTTACAAACGGGTGTAGCTTATGGACGTTCCTAAAATTTATGTTTTTCTTTCTATCTTTCTGCCTGGTACATGATAACTGGGGCAGGATTAAAAAATTTATCCGCCGGCTATGGAAAAAATGAATCTTTATGTAGCGGTAGAACAGATGAAGCAAATTACCATTGCCGGGGGAACTTTTTCTATCAAGTTCCGGAAATGGAACCGGCAGACACGGGACGGCGGCGACATGGTGATACTCACGGCCGCCCGTTTGAGGAAAAAGGCGACGGATGAAAGCATCGAAAATTCAAGCTATAAACTATTCCTGACGGACACCACAACGGGCCGGCCGCTGAATTGCTGGGAATGCCTGGTAATGGAGTTCAACGGGAAAAGAATAACGATTTAAGAGTATGGAAATAAGACGAAGTGGCAACTTTGGAATTATTGATACCGGCAGTGATAAGGGTTTGATCTCTTTTTCTATCGGTGGCCGCGGTAAAGGTTGGGAACCTTCCAGCATCCAGTTAAACCGGCGGGGGGCTTTCTTTTCGCGTAAGATCAGCGTAAACGGTACTTTTATTGTTCCCATGGGGGATAATAACGACATGCCGGGCGAGGTCATGCGTTTACTGGATAAATTCTATGCCGGTGAAGGTATTATGGGTAAAATAGCCGGTTTGCAGTGGGGAGAAGGCCCACGGCTGTATGAGGATGCAATCGACGAAGACAGTAACCGTTTTTACCGGCGTTGGAAACTCGAACCGGAAATAACCGCCGACCTGGAGTCGTGGGATTACATAACGGTTCTTCACCGCTCACTCGTAGACTTAACACACATGCAGGGCTTTTTTATAAAGTTTGTCCGGAACCGTGCGCCACGTGTGGGCAATCCCGGGCGTTTGGTACGGCTGGAACATATTCCCTACCAGAAGGCCCGTCTGGTATATCCGCCCGATGGCGAGGATGAACCGCAGGAAGTACTTGTGGGCGACTTTCCTTATCCTGATCCGGCTTATACTTACCGTTACCCGATCTTTGATCCGGCCCACCCGTTCAAATATCCGGTTTCCGTGAAGTACTATAATATCTATTCCTTTTGTAAGGACTTTATGAGTACGCCGCGTTTTTTAGGTGCGCTTGACTGGCTGGAGCTTGCCGGCGGTCTGGCCGCTATCCTGATCGCCTATAACGAAAACGCTTCGGCCATTTCCCTGCATATCGAATCGCCGCAGTCTTACTGGGACCGCGCGGAAGCACGTATAAAACAGGTTTGCGAGCGTACGGGCGAGAAATACACGGCCCAAATGCTGGAAGATTTCAAGGACGAAGCTATGGAGAAATTCGCCTCCAACATTACCGGAAGGCAGAACGCCGGGAAATACATGCACACGACCAAATTCTGGAATCCGGAAGCGAATAACTTTGAGGGCTGGACGGTGGAACCGCTGGATAAGAAGATAAAGGATTATGTGGACGCCCAGATTAAAATATCCAATAAGGCGGACGCTGCCGCCACTTCCGGCTTCGGTCTTGATCCGGTACTTTCAAACCTGATTATAGAAAACAAACTTTCTTCCGGATCGGAGAAATTATACAGCCTGAAAGTGTATAACGCTTCTGAAACGGCTATTCCGGACATGATCCTTTGTAAGCCGTTACAGCAGTATATTAATGCCAACTTTCCGGGTACCGCAACGAAAGTAGGGCTTTATCGTACCATAGTGGAAGCGGAACAGAACGTTTCACCCTCTAACCGTATGAAAGAAAATGCGTAGTCTGTTTTTACATCGAAACCGGAAGATGTGCCGGAAGAACCGGTAAGCGACCGGCAACCGGAAGAGAACCGTGCCGATAACACCCCGGACAAGCATATAAAGGCCCGCCGGACGAAAAACGTTCATTTTGACCGGCGGATAAAATCGGAGCTGCACCTGGAAGAGTGTTTGCCTTGGCATTTTGAGAAAGGGGCGGCTTATCACTGTATCAGTCATGGGGACGTTGACAGCCTTACTTATCTTCGTGTGATCGTGAAGCAACAACCGGTGGAATATGTTCTGATTTCTACCTGGTGTATGGCAATTACCGATGTTAAGGAGGTGGAGAAATGGCTGGAGAGGAAAGACATAGGGTACGCGGATTTTTATGTAGGTGAAATCTTTCAAGGTTCCTACGCGGATGTTTATTTATACCTAAAGAAGGTGGCGGAACGTTTCGGATCACGTGTCTGTATTTTCCGTAACCATGCTAAAGTAATGGCCGGTTTTGGTAACGCTTTTGATTTTGTAATAGAAAGTTCGGCCAATATAAACACCAATCCGCGCACGGAGCAGACCTGTATAACGATAGATACCGGGCTGGCCCGCTTTTATAAGGAGTTCTACGATGAAATAAACAATTTCACAAAGGATTTTGATAATTGGAAACCATATACACTAAAAAGAGATCGAGCAAATGACGAAGTTATTTAATAAAGGCGGTGACGGTGCCGGTGAAATAGTCCGTGTTCTGGGATTGATCGATAATGATCTTGATTTTACCAAGTGGGAACCTATCTTACCGCTGGGTATTCGGGATTTACAAGCTATCATCGGGACGGAACCCATAGACGCGGTAGATAAGTATTACCGTGAAGATCATGCGGACGGCACGGAATCGGACGGCATGGCGGAAACTTTGCGGCTGATGCAGCAGGCGGTGGCGATGTTTACTTGGTTAAAGGTTATTCCCACTTTGGACGCACAACACGGAACGGCCGGACGTGGAAAACATCTTGGAGAGAATGAAACGGGTATGACCGCCTTACAGGAGTTCAAGGATGAAGAGAATATCCGGAACCTGGCTTATGAAGCCGTAGACGCGTTAGTGGAGTTAATGGACCGCGAAAAGTTTGATTTCTGGATGAATGGCATTAAGAAAAAGGCTATAAACCGGCTTCTTATTCAGAATAAGGAAACGTTCGATGAATATTACAATATCGGAAGTCACCGGCTTTTCCTGGTGCTTATTCCTATGATCCGGGAAGTCCAGGACGGGCAGATAATACCTGTTATCACCCGGAACCGTTATAATAAACTGATTGAAGGCGATACCGTTTTAACGGAAAATTTGCTGGAGTATGTACGCCGCCCGCTTGCACTTCTTACCATAAAAAAAGCCGTTGAACGTTTACCGGTGGAAGTTCTGCCTAATGGAATCGTACAGGTACAACAGAGCACAACCGTACGGGATAAATTGCGGGCGGAAAAAGAGGCCCGGCAATCGGTTGCTAACAGTCTGGAGCAGGACGCGGCGGCTTACCTGGATGTATTGCAGGATATCATTAGGGAACTGGATGCGCAGTCGGAAACGGTGGATTATTATGTACCGGGCGTTACCGTACAATCTAAGGGAATAACTTTTTAATGTCCGGACATGGAGAAGTTTACATATAATAGTAAGACGGTGGAGGTTCCTTCTTGCCTGGATGAAGTCAGTAGTGATCAGTACCGGCAGTTTCTTATATTGGCGGTACTGATGAACCGCGGTACGATCAGCCCCGGACAGTTCCGCGTAAAATGGCTTTCTTTTCTTCTGGGCATGAAAGCGGATTACACCATGTACCGGCGTGAGATTATCCGGGAGCTGGACGGTCAACTGGAAAAGCTGGACGGCTTTTTCTCTTATACAACCGGTAAGGAGGGCGAGCGGATCGTTACGCCCATTCTGAAAACCGGTCGTAATCTGATGCAGGATTTCGGGGGCTGGCATGGTGTCGGTGACATGCTGAACGGTCTTACTTTCGGTAACTTTTGTGATTGCCTGGATTTGTTGCAGCAAAGCAAGCAGGCAGCGGCAGAAAAGGACGAACCGGCTATAAATGAAATCTTCCAGGATATCACGTTAAAGCTTTACCGGTATAAGGCCCCGGAGAAGATACCGGCCGTTCCTTCCTTGCTTGCCATTCATGCGGTAAACTTCTTTTCTGCCGTTTGGGAAATGGTTCTTTCCGGACCGGTTTATATCAGCGGTGAAGCTATCGACTTTCGGATATTGTTTCAGAAGCTGGCATCCGAGGACCGGAAGGTGGACGATAAAACCGGCTGGACCGGAATAGCCTTTGAAGTGGCGGCTTCCGGTGTGTTTGGAAATAAGAAGGAGGTGGACGATACGCCCTTTTGGGATGTATTGCTTTACCTGTATAAATGTAAGTTTGAGTATTTGCACCAAAAACGTAACAAGAAATGAGAACGACAACAAGAACAAAAAACAAGATCAAGAAATTTGAAGGGTTACGCCTGAAAGCGTATGTATGTGCCGCGGGAGTATGTACGATCGGTTACGGTCATACGGCCGGCGTAAAACCGGGTGATGTTATCACCGAGGCCCAGGCCGATGCTTTCTTTGAATCGGATATCAGGGCGGTAGAAAACCAGGTAAACGCGCTTCCCCTTGATTTGGGACAGTACCAGTTTGACGCGGTAGTAAGTTTTTGCTTTAATGTAGGTATCGGAAAATTAAAGAAATCAACGCTTTATAAGAAGATCAGAGCAGATGCGTATGATTCATCCATACCGGCAGAGTTTAAAAAGTGGATATACGGAGGCGGTAAGATTCTTCCGGGGCTTGTTACCCGTCGTGAATGGGAGGCAAAACGTTATCAGGGATTGACAATATGATAGATATAAAGGTTTACCGTGAATACTGGGAAGGCGTGCAAAAACGTATTCCTGAAATAAAGAAGGTGCTACCCGTTACCATTGACGAGGAAATGAGTAAGACGATACAGGGGCTATCTAAAGAAGAATGTCCAGTGCTCTTTATTCTGATCCCGTCGGGAACGGGTGCCAGCCTTTCGGCTGACAATGTGAGGGAAAATAATTTATGTGTTATTTTCCTTATGAGCAAGTACGATCCCCAACGGAAAGGGGCTTATGAGACTATCGAAGAGGTGCAGCCGGTTATGGAGCGTATCAAACAAATGCTGATAGAAGATTCTGCCACCGGTTGCCCTGTCACTAAGGAACTGGATTTAAGCAGCCTTTCCACTCTTCCGGAATCCGGCTTTTACCGGACGTTTGCAGGGTGGAGCCTGGCTTTCTCATTTAAAACAGAATAGCAACATGAAAAATAAACCCAAAGTTCCAACCTGTGGTAATTGCATCCATTTAAAAAAGAGAAACAATGATAAAACCATAATACGGTTGAAGTATGCGATAAGTATGTATTACTGCCCTAACAGGTGGTGGTGCGGTGGAAAACCGCAAAATACAAATATTTGTGAACTGCATGAATTTAAATGCAAGTATGACAAAGATAATGTTCAATAAAAATTAAACATGAGTTTTACAGCTTGGTTTTTTATAACTGTAATAGTTACTATTGTTACCATTGGAGTAAATAGTACATTGTGCACCTATTGGGAATACAAGTATAAGTCGCAACAGGCTACAGAGAAAAAGCCCGATACGGAAGAAAAAGAGAGATGTCCCCGGATGAAAGTTACTGGTTTCAAACAATAATAGTTCATTATGGCCGAGAATTTTAAAACGGATTTTTTTACCGACCGGATCGGGCGTGGAATACAGGACATATTTCAAGCCCAACTGGATATCGCTACCAAACGGATTTATCAGAAAGGCCGTGAACGTAAGAAAGTACAGGGAACCGGGGAGATCATACAAGGGCGGTCCGGTGCATTAATGGCCGCACTACAGAACCCGAATTATTCGGTCGTTCCGGACGGCGAAGGAGTAATCGCACGTTCTAACCTTCCATTATATACCCGCTTCCTGGATATGAAGAAACACGGTAATTTCCAGATTTATAACCGGCAGATATACGGGATTCTGTATCATGACACACTCGGGAAGATTAAATATGAATATCAGGATTATGTAAGGGAAAGGGTAAAAGAAATGTTTGCCAGTTCGCTAAAGTAAGTGTGTTGTTACCTTCCAAAGTTCATTCTTTATATTACGATGTTAAAATATAGCAAATTCGCAATAAATGTATTTATATTATTTGCATGGTTATTGCAAATTTGCTATATTTGCACAGTATTTAAAAGTTCTTTTATTTTATGAAGTACAATCAACTTTACGCCGAATTAAAGGCGGCAGGTTGTTACGTTGTGAGACATGGCGGAGAACACGATGTTTGGTTCAGTCCCAAGACTGGCAAAAAGTTTTCGATACCCCGTCACGGGTCTAAAGAGGTTTCTCTTCACATAGAACGTAACGCAAGAAAAGTGCTGGGGATTTAATCCCCGCACTTCTTTACTTCATAATTTAAGACTTTTAGGTGCGATAGTGGCAGGTAATATTGCCTGCCACATTTAAAAATAAATAGTATGAAAGTGAATGTTTTGTTTGAACGTGCGAAAGACGGTTATTATTCCTGTTTTATGGAAGAAGAGTTACCGGATTTTGGATTGGCCGGCTACGGAAATACAGCGGAAGCGGCTAAGGCTGATTTTCTGAAATCATACGAGGAAATAAAAGAGATGTTAGCGGAAGAAGGCAAGGAGGTTCCAGTATTGGAATTTTCTTATAAATATGATCTACAATCATTCTTTAATTATTTTTCATTTCTCAATATTTCAAAGATAGCAGAGGTTGCTGGTATAAATCCGTCTCTTATGCGTCAGTATGCGTCCGGAATGGCAAATGTCGGTGAAAAACAGTATGATAAAATAAGGATAGCAATAAAGAAAATAGGAAATGAATTAGTTTCCGCTCAATTTTGATAATACAACCTGTTATAAGGTTTCTATTATACTTCATAAAAAAGAACTTAATACACCCGATGTATTATTTCGTGAGAAATGATATATCAATTAAGCCCGGCCCAATTCGGACGGGCTTATTTCCAATTATTTATTACTTGTATCTTATAGTAATTATATGACATACGAAGATATTTTATTTCTGATCGGCTTTTTCCTGGTAATAGCTTTTTTCGTAGGATGTAAGCATAAACCAGCTACTTTATCCGGGTGGCTTGCTTTTGCCTTTCTTTCCTTTATCGTGACGCCTCTTATATCGGTTCCTTTAACCTGGTACGTTTGCCGGATGCTTGATCGGGCAACAATTAAGGATAAAGGATATTTTGATCCTTCGGATTTTACATTTAAGAGATAAAATACTTTCTTCTTAGTATAATAAGCCTGTAGAATGGTTCTACGGGCTTTTTTTATGTCCTTTTCCGCCACTTTACACCAGGATAATTTTGCCTTATAAAATTTACTCTTATGGCAAAATTAAAACCTGACTATATCGAATGGGTGTTAACCCTGAACGCCTCCGATGCGCAGAAGGAAATACATAATCTTTCAGAAAAGAACAAGGAGCTCCGGGATAGCAATAAGGAGATAAAAAAGGCTATGACCGATTTAATTGCCACCGGGAAAGCTGGCGGTAAACAATGGAAAAGGCTTGATGAGCAACTGAAAGAAAATAATAAGACGATCGGCGAGAATAACAAGAAGATTGCCGAATGTGAGAAACGGCTGGATAAAACCACCATGAGTGCCAACCAGCTGGCAAGGAAGGCAAACGCCTTGCGGAAAGAGCTTCGCGATACGGTGAAATCCTTGCAGCCGGAAAAATATGCCGCCCTGGAGAAGGAACTGAAAGAAGTTGAGAAAGCATACGGGCAGGCCACGAAAAAGGCGGAAGGTTTCGGCGGTTCCCTTCTTTCCCTGAATAAGATAAAAACGGTTCTGGCCGGTGTGTTTGTCACTATCGGCGCAATGATAACCGGACAGATTGTCGGCGGGCTAAGGGATGCGATCAGTACTATTATAGAGTTCGAGAAGAAAAACAGTACTTTGGCCGCTATTCTGGGAACCACGAAAAAGAGTATCAAGGATTTAACAGATGAAGCGCGCCGGCTGGGTGCTACTACTTCTTATACGGCCGCACAGGTAACGGAACTTCAGATAGAGCTTGCCAAGCTGGGATTTTTTAAAGAGGATATTAAAGCGATGACGCCTTCCGTGCTGAAATTCGCTAAGGCTGTGGACACTGATCTTGCCTCGGCTGCTACGCTTGCCGGTGCAACATTGCGTATTTTCAACCTTGATGCGGAAGATACGGAACGGGCACTTTCTACCATGGCAATAGGTACAACGTCTTCGGCCCTGAATTTTGAATACCTGAATAGTGCAATGTCTACCGTCGGCCCGGTTGCTAATTCTTTCGGATTCACAATCGAGGAAACGACCGCCCTTTTGGGAGCTTTGGCAAACAGCGGTTTCGACGCTTCATCGGCAGCGACGGCAACACGTAATATTTTGCTTAACCTGGCTGACAGTAGCGGCAAACTCGCGCTTGCTCTTGGCGGTCCGGTTAACAACCTGGATGATCTGGCAAAGGGACTTAAAAAACTAAACAGCGAAGGAATAGACTTGAACAAGGCCCTTGAACTGACCGATAAACGTTCCGTTGCAGCGTTTAACACTTTCCTTAACGGTACCGATACCGTACTGGCACTTTGCGATGCGGTAACAGGTGCGGAAGACGCCTTTAATGCTATGTCCGAAGAAATGGGTGATAACGTTCAGGGTGCATTAAACCGGCTAAGTTCAACTATTGAAGGGGTAGTTTTACGTTTCTATGAATCAAAGGGTATTCTCCGGGATTTAATAGACCTTGTTACGCTTATGGTGGAAGGTGTGGGTGGTATGATCGACATGTTTAATAAATGGGGTGTTGTCACTTATACCGTTACCGCTTATTTGGTTTCTTACTATGGAGGACTGAAAATCGCTACCATATGGCACGCCCGTTTTAAAACGGCGACCTTTGCTTCGGTCGTTGCAGAGAAAGCGCACGCCGTACAGCTTTATATCAGCCGGGCGGCTACTCTGGCTTATGCGGCGGCCCAGGCATTGCTGCACCTGAATATTAAAAGATGTACCGCCGCCCTTCGGTTAATGAGGATCGAACTTTTGAAGAATCCATATACGGCCCTGCTCGCGTTACTCGTGGCAGCCGGTGTTGCTATCTACCAGCTTGCAAAGAAGACGGAACAGGCTTCGGCGGCGATGAAGGCCCACCAGGAAGTCGTAAAGAAAGTAAATGAAGAATATTCCAGCCAGGAAGCAAAAATAAAAACTCTTGTGGCTGCTATCAATGATGAGAACCTTTCCAACTACACCCGTAAACAAAGGCTCGCAGAATTAAAAGAACTGATACCGGATTATAATGCGGAATTGAATGAAGAAGGCAGGCTCATAAACAACAACAAGGAGGCCATAGATCAATATTTAGTTTCCTTGGAAAAACAAATCAAGTTGAAAGCTTACCAGGAGGAACTGGAAGAATTGTACAAGAAAAAAAGGAATCTTGAAAGCCAGGAATCAGAGCAAAGCGACGCTTACTGGGACACCCGCCAGCAAAATACATTGTCAGGATATAACCGGAACAGTCTTACCGCTAAAATAAGCCGTTTATTTGGTACGGAAAAAGAGGCTAACCAGTTGAAAACCCTACAGACAACACAGAAGGATTTGGCCAGTATAGAATCAGCAATCGCCCAGATCAATAATGATATTTTAAAAACAGAGGCGACAGCCACTTCATTAACCGGAACCAATAAAGAAAATATAAATACTGAAACATCCCTCATAAAGAAACTGGAGGCAGAAAAGAAAAAGGTTCAAGAACAGTGGGCAGAAGACAGCGAAGCGAATATCGCCAAGAAAAACAAGGAAATAGAACGTATCGACACCGAAATAAAACGTTTAAACGAACTGGGGAAGGTCAAAAAGAAGGCGGAAGCCGGGGAGTATAAAAATACGGAAACGGACGCCACGTTAAAACCTCTGGAGATCGAGCACGAAAAACGTATGCTTCTAATCAAACAGAACCGGGAGAAGGAAAATAAGACGGAAGCCCAGTATATTCTCGAAGGAACGGCGGAAAACCTTCGCTATTACCGGGAACGTATCGACGCACTCCAGAAGCTGGAAGCAAAGACACCGGCCCAGAAGAAGAAGTTACTCGATGAAATCCACAAGCTCGAAACAGAAGCACAGACGGCCATTTTTACGGAAACCGGCAAGCAGGAGGACGCCCGTATAAAACTGGTACAGGAGAAACGGGATGAACGGTTAAAGATTGAAACCGCCTATTACAATGTCCAGAAGGACACCATGGAAAAAGCGGTATTAAACCAAAGTATCACGCAGGAAGCCGCCGACGCCTATATGCTGGAAGTTGAAGCGGAGCACGCCGCAGAACTCCTGGAGATAAACCGTACTTATCTGGATGATGTAAACGCCTTGGAGATCACCAGTAAACAAAAACGTATAGATACCGTTACGGAAGCGGCCGACGCCGTGCGTGAAACCGAAATGCAGCTACTACGTGACCAGGCGGCCATTGCTCAAAAAGTACGTGAAATAACTTCCGTTCCGGTAGGAATAACCGGTATGCAGGAGGCACACCGGAAGCAGGTTCAGGATGTAGAAACGACTTATAATGCCATAATTGAGATAGCAAGACAGGCGGGGATTTCTACCGTTGGTTTGGAGAAGCAGAAACAACAGGAAATTAGCCAGCTTGAATTTGACTACCAGAATAGTTTATACCAGATTCAATCCCAGATCGGCGTATCATGGGCACAGGAATACCAGAATGAACTGGCCCTGTTAAAGAATCTGCACGATCAGGAATTAATAGATGAAAAGACATACCAGCGTAAAAAGCTGCAAATGCAGATGAATAACGCTAAAAAATACTTTGATTATTATTCCGGTCTTTCCTCTTCCATGGTGGAAGGCATTCAACAAGCCGAAATCGACCAGGTGGAAGCAAAATACGATGTTCTCATACAGGAAGCCGAGAACAACGGTGAAGATACTGCCGCCCTGGAAGAAGAGAAGGAAAATAAGAAACTGGAGATTCAAAAGAAGTACGCGGATGTAAACTTTGCTATCAAGTGTTCCCAGATCATAGCAGATACGGCCGTTTCGATTATGAAGGCGTACGCGGACCTCGGACCGATCGCCGGAACCGTTGCTGCAGTAATGCTTGCGGCTACCGGTGTGGCCCAGCTTGCATCGGCCAAAGCAGAACGGGACAGGATTAAAAACATGTCCTTGAAAAACACCACCGGCAGCAAGACTGCCACGGCTGAACGTGTTGTTTCCGGTTCTTCCGGTGGTGGATATTCGGAAGGCGGTTACACCGGTCCCGGCGGACGCTATGAAGTGGCCGGCGTAGTTCATAAGGGAGAATATGTGGTACCACAGCCGGAAATGAATAATCCTAAAGTAATTGACGCTGTTAGCACTATCGAAGCGATCAGGCGGCAGCGTACCAATGCGAACCCGTTGCCACAGAATCCGGGTGAATATGCGGAAGGCGGTTACGTTACCTCTTATGCAGGGGATTCTTCCTACTGGGAGTTCCTGGAAGCGGCAAAGGAGCTGCGCGCCTCCTGTGAGGCTATCAAATTGATAAAGGCCTATATCGTTTATCAGGATTTGGAGAAGGCCAAAGAAACTATAGATAACGCCCGCGACACCTTTACACGCGGAAAATAAGTAATCATTATGCTAAAGATAAAGACGAACAAAGGTTATCTGGATTTAGGGGGAGACTTTACCGTACAGATTGATGAAAAATCCCCTGTCATGAACGACCGGGGATCGCAAACCGTACCGGTTACGGTTCCATGTACCGGCAACAATGCTAAAATAACCGGTTTTGCTCACCGTCTCGACATGGGTATAAAGCCGATGAATGAAGATCAGGCATGTACGGTATTGGACGGAGCATATAAACGTACCGGGAAGATAAATATTGTTTCCGCCGGTAAAAAAGAAGGTATTACCCTTAACATCGGCTTTGACAATTCGGAAGCCTACAGCGCATGGAAAGCAAAAAAATTAAATGCTATTACATTACCAGTGAAGGAGTATAGCAGCGTTAATTCTCTTTGCGCACATTTGCAACAAGTTTTAGGAGGTTATCAGACTGATTATGCCGTATTTCAGATTATGACCGGTAACGATTCGAAAGATAATCAGTTTTACCCTAAATACTTGAACTATATCACACCTGTATCAGAAGGAAGCAAAGTTTATCGGTTACGTTATCAAGCAAGAACAGAAACTTTTTTAGTAAATGGAACTCCGACTGCAGTAACACTTCCGGAAGGTTACGGCGTGACAGCCTTTTTATATGTATGGCGTGTACTGGAACTTGTTTTTTCCGAATTTGGATATACAATAATGGAAAATCCTTTTAAAACAGATAAACAACTTTATAACTTGGTAATCCTGAATAATGCGGCCGACTGTTGTGTTAAAGGAAAACTTTCTTACGCGGATTTGATGCCGGATTGTACGGTCGAGGACTTTTTAAACGCCCTTTATGTGCGTTTCGGACTGGTTTATAATGTTTCTTCCGATACGAAAACGGCCACTTTAAGACTGATCCGGGATATTGTGGATGATGTTCCGGACATTGATTTATCCCGTAGCCTGACAGACGAACCTTTAATAACTTATGAAACGGCCCGGCAAATGAAGTTATCGGCCAAAACTTCCTTTACCGGTGCGGCCCCCTCTGTTGAAAGACTTGAAGATTACTTGAAAGATCAGAAAGTCGCAAGGTTAACTAAAGTTGATGTATCTAAAAGGGTGATACATCTAAATTATGAGGAAACAACAGGACGGTGGTTTAAATGGGATGAAGATAATAACCGCCTTACTTATTCTTCATCGAGTTTCTTTTCCTGGGATCGGAAAACCGACAATATCGAAGATAACGAATTAACCAGCGACGACGAATGCGTTCCAATGGATTTTGCCCCGAATGATATTCTTTCCCCTCAATATCTTGCTGATTACGTGCACCGTTACACGTATCTTAAAACTTCCTCTAATAATAACGATGAAGACTCGGAGAAGGTGGAAACACCGTTATCCTTCGTGTTTGCGTTTACGTCTTCCCAAAATAGTAAATATCCTTTCGGTTCTGTGTTACCTTACACCTCTGACGCCGAAGAGGTTATATTAAGAGACGGAAGCAAGCATACAATGTCGCTATTTTTTCAATATGATAATGGCCTGTTTTTTAACTTCTGGAGGAAATACGACGCTATATTAAGACATTCATTCAATAAGATAGAGGCAAACGTTTTGTTACCGGTTCACCGGCTTACGGGTATGGATATCTTAACACCGGTAATACTTCGAGGACAATATTTACTTTTTGACGGGCTTTCTTATTCTCTTCCGGCAAATAAGATTGTACCCGTTGATCTGACATTAAGAACACTCCGGTTGATTGGTCCGTACGATTTGGATAAGGAACAGGAAACACCCGTTTTTGGTTCCAGGCTTTTTACGTGGGAATTTATAAGTTCAAATATAGAAACAGCCAAAGAAAATGAAAGGAACAGGATTTTACAACAGGCGAGGGATGAATGGAACAAAAGGCCGACCGCTGTGAACGAAATGAAATCAATAACTTACTCGCTTGACGGATATACAACTCGTAATGATGATAAATACTTGGTTGAAAACTATCCCCAGGAAGCGGGAATTACATTACAAAGGAACTATAAATGTAAAGCGACAGCAATAATAAGTATTTACTACGAGCCTGGAAGTTTTACTCCCGGTACATATCGGGATGTTACGTATGAATCCGAATTTGAATATACAGATACTTTTGTTTCTGTTGTCTATTCCGGTTAATCCCGTCCTTTATTCTTCCTTTGATAAACCCAACTTTTGCACCATGGAAAAGCAGAATAACATCATCCTTGCCCCGTCTTCTTCACAGGTGACGGAGCTTTATAAGCTTTGGAGGGAAAACCATGCGGGGCGGCTCTCGGACTTTTACAAGTTCCTGACGTCTCCCACGGATCAGCGCGACCGTTTCCTCTCCGGGCTTGAAAATAAGAGTGAGTTTAACGGAATATTCATCGTTAACACCTTTGAATTATGAGTTTGACAGCAAGCATCGACCCGACGGAAAACGCCTTTACCAGAAATCCAGTCTATCTTTCGGTAGAAACTACTTCTATGGTGACGTATAATATTATGCACTGTTTAAACTTTGAATACCGGAGGTCTTTATTTACCGGCAACGGTAACGGAAGTTTCAAGGTAAATATTGCCGAAGTTCTGGAAACAGTGTTTGAGGATATCCCCGTTTTAAGTGGAAGTAGTGATATATTGATAAACCTTTCCTCCGGCTGGTACAACAAGGCTACTATCATGATTATCATGCAGAATGAAGAAGCGGAAACGAAAACCCTGGTTTTAGCCGCCTGGCGTGGAGGTATCGGCAAACGGGCTTTTAAGAAGCTGCATGAAGAGGGTAATAATATCTTTTCCTTGAAGTTTCTGAATGAATCCTGTAATTTCTTCTTTACCACCCGGAGCAACGACTGGCGTATAACGATGCGCGAGACGGAGCTTTACCCGCTCTGTTTCATCTATCCGGAGCATGAGCTGAAAATAACGGAACTTCTTACCGGGCAAAGCCTTGCAGTGCCAGGCCGGGTAGAGAACTTTTGCGCCTTGAACCTGGAGGCCGTAAGACTTAAATTCTTTACCGATTACGGGGTACTGGGCAACCTTTTTGACGTGTATAGCGGTGAAACGTTCGCCTGCCGGATCGGGATCGAGCAAAGCCCGACGGTCCGCGAGCATTACCGGCTCCGGTTCCTGAACAGTTACGGGGTTTACGAGGTGTTTTCCCTGGAAGGCGAGGCGAGCGTAACTCCCGGCATGGATGAAGACGAAGACGCTGTTTTCCGGCGTTACGATGAAATTACCGATGATTATTATTCGGATCGCATACGGACGGAGATACAGGAAGTCGTAACGATTAAGACGGGATTCAAACGCCCGCAGGAAATACGCTTTCTTCTTGACCTGCTTTCCTCCGATGATGTCTACCTGGCAGGTTACGGCCGGGAAGAGATCAAAGTAATTCCTTCGGCGGAAGAGTTTTCTTACCGTGTCCGTCCGGACGCGCCGCAGAACGTAACGTTAAAGCTCACGTTTGCCGACAAGGAGTCCAACTGGACGGGAGAAATCACGGAAAGCGGCTACCGGAAACCGCGGGTTCATTCCAAAGAGTTCAGCAAACAATTTAATTAATGTATCTATATGGCAACACAGAAGTATATCGATGATCTTATTATAGTCATTGAAACCGCGGAGGACGCGGAAAGCGTTACTAACCAAATGGTGGCGGCGGTTCTTGATCACTTGAACGTGAACTTGAAAAAGGTTTCCGAAAGTAAAGAAATCCAGGCGGAGGAAGCCTCCCGCATTGCCGCCGATGCAGCATTGCAGAAGGCTATAGATGCCGTTTCTTTACGTATCGACCGACTTGTCGGTAATAATGCTTCCCAGGCAATCGACAATTTTAACGAAATTCTTAATTTTCTGAACGGGCTTAAAGACAGTGATTCGTTGGCCGCATTGCTGGCTGATATCAACGCCCGTATCGGCAGGGAGGATGGCTCACAGAGTGAGGACGGTTCCGTTTGGGGGGAACTGAAAAGTCTGTCCCAGGATATTTCCAGCTGTTCCGAGGATATAAGCACATTGCAGATAGACCGTGACGGGATGAAACTGGAGCTGGCGCTCGCTACCGGCCGTATCGATGAAAAGGTGGAACAGGCTGTCAATGAAAAGACCTCCAAACCGCTGACAATATCGCCTTCCGAGCACAAGGCCGGCGTATATAATATGGGGGGTGACAAGATAGACATATATGAAAGAAGCGTCAGGCTCCAGGAGTTGCCTCGTATCTCGGGTGTGACAAAAGAGTATGTGATAGCGGATGAACCGCTTGGATTCGGCATTTACGCCAATATTGACTCTTTTGTCATTTCATCGGGAAAGGGTGTGAATCGGGAATTCTTCAACTTCAGTTATGAGATTACGCGGTACTACATAAACGCGCAGCTACAGTCCTGTGTGGCTGTCAGATGCAAGGATGATGTGAGCGAGGAGGTGTCCGGCCTGCTTCATGTCCAGTATTGCAAGTTTTTTGGAGACGTGGTGGAATTTGACATAGTACTCCCGGGCTCTGTGGATAAGTCGGCCGTATCTCTGGAAATCCCCCCTTTGAAGTTCAACAAGAAAATGGCATTCAGCTACATCACGGATGACAGTTACGCCATTTATCAGTATATTTTCTCTGCCATCAATAAACGGTTGGTTGCTAAAGAATTCAAACTTCCTGACGGACGTGTTTTGAGTTATCATTTGGGGATGCAGGGAAATCCCGAATTTGACCGCTATGTTTCAGGCGGCTATTATCCGGAACATTTTGCCCAGTGCACGGACGGTGCCGGCGTGAAACGCCGGTACGCCACGACCGTCTCCGCCTGGGCTGACAAGCTGAAAGACCAGTATATCGGTCAGGATGTCGGGATGCACTGGCCGTGGACCTCCGAGAAGGAGTTCAAGTTCTATTTCGATTTCGGGTTCATGTGCGCCTACCATGACCTGATTGGCTATGAGATTGATACGGTAAACACGCAGGAGGAGTTTGACAAGTGTATGTCGGATACCGTGGCGTTGTTCAGGGAATATGTCGGACGTGTGCCCAAACTGATGGTTGAACCGAACGGGGATCATAAGTATATCAGATTCTGCCGTGGCAATGACACCGTGCAGATGATCACAGCCCAGGCGGGCGACCCGAGCATAAGGAAGGTGTATCCTTTCAAGCCGGATTTTTCATTGTCTAAGGAGGATGTGACCGTAGAACGTCTGTTCGCCTATGGGAATGACATGACTTCGGATAATGACAATCCGAAGTATGCACAGGACCTGCTGGATATCCTTTCCGGGGTCAATACCACAGCGGATCGGAACACTATATACTGGCTCATCGGTTCGGCCCACCGCAGTTCACACTGGGAATCCGTACTGATAAAGAAGATACATGAACTTTACGGGGACATCGGGAATGACTCCCTCTGGTTCCCGACATTGGAGGAGTTCTTCGAATACTGGTATATGAGGGAAAACACGCTGTCTGTAAAGAGTGTAACGGAAACGGGGGTACGTTATAGGATGTATGTGCCTAAAGGGGCTAATTTCTTTTTCAGGGATTTGTCCGTGCTCATATCAGGAATTTCTTCTTTGGAGGGAGTGTCTGTAACATCCGGTGACAATGTGTATGGAACCTCATTCGCTATGAATGACGGCAAGCTGCTGGTCAACCTCGACTTCAACCCGTTGCTGATGGAACGTGTGAACAAATATGTGGAAGCTTTTGAAGCTGATTATAATGCGGAATACGCTTATGACGACGCCTATTATTTTGTACAGATGCTGAAGGACGGTTTGAAAGAACCTTATCTGGCGAGAATCAATAAATGGGTGTCACCACCTGTACTCGACTCGTTTGTGATCAACTCCGGGCAGGAATTCACTCAAGAGAAGAATGTGACACTGAACATAACATACAGTGGACAGGCTCCATCGCATTATATGGCCAGCGAGAATGCCGGTTTTGTCGGAGCGTCATGGGTTGAATATGCCGCGAATCCGACATTTGAGTTGTCAGAAGGATTCAACGCGAAAACGGTTTATGTCAAGTTGAAGAACGTATACGGGGAAACCGGAACGTTATCCGACGGAATAACGCTGCTTGAGCCGACACTGACCCTTAACGGCATCACTATTAATGACGGGGCCGCCTCTACGATACAAAGGAATGTGAATGTGGCATTTGGTTATGTCGGATACCCGACTCATTATATGATTTCTGAAAGTCCATCATTTACAGGTGCTACATGGGTGGAATTCACTGAAAATCCGATAGTGCAACTATCCGCATCCTATGGCAACAAAATACTGTATGCAAAATTGAAAAATGTCACTACTGAAACGGTATCCAGATCAGCCGCCATCGAGTTGATAGATACTGTTACGGCACGGTTGAACAGTATTACTATCAACAATGGTGATGCCAGCACGGACTCCGGTATTGTATCGGTTAAGTTTGAGACGCTGAATGCCATCACTAAATACAAGATCGGCAGGCAGGCGGATTTGTCTGATTGTGCAGAGTGGATTGTGTGGGCTGGTTCGACAGTTCAATATGACTCAAAAATAGCGGATGGCAATTTAACGGTATATGCGCAGGTCGGAAATGAGACTACGGAATCTTCAATCAAGTCTGATTCGATTTTGGTGGTACAGCCTGTTGTCCTGGCAGGCATAACACTGGCGGATGGAAAAGAAGCTTTTGCCGGCTATACCGTGCCTGTCTCATTTGAAGTCAGTCAGGGGACTCCAACACATTACAGGTTGGCGGAAACAGCAGCAGAGTTAACGTCTGCAAATTGGCTGGCATGGAAAGAAGGTATTACTTATAAATTTGCTTCAGTGGGCAGTAAGACGCTTTATGCGCAGATGAAGAACACGGTTTCAGAATCGGGTGTCGTACAGGATTCCATCAGCCTGACGGCCCCCCCGGTTAAAGCATTGATAGCCTTTAACGGCACGACTAACAATAATGTGGATTATCCTGTTGTCAACGGGGACACCATTAACCAGACGGTAATGGCCATATATCATGGCTATGAAGCCGGACAACTGAAGGATAGCCAGGGGAACCTCCTGCCGTGGTATATAAATTACAATTCTGGTAAATACGTGGCCAATGGTGTTTTCGCTGATAACAGTGCGAATAACTATAGTTGCGATACTACGGCTGATGATGACGGAATATACCCTGCACAGACATTTCTGAGATGTCAGTCATCCATGAATAATGTTACTGATGGCAGCAGGAAGTTAAGGATTTCCTTGAACCTTCCGGCCGGGAACTATAAGGCAAGAATTCTCTATTCCCCCGCTAATAATTTCTTGTTGGAGGAGAAATACAGGGTCAATTCCTATTATGGCGTATTTGCCGGGGAAATACAGTTGGCAAAGGCAAATGTCGGAACAGTAGGTTTCACAGGTAAAGGAAATAACCAGTATAATAATGAATTTGAGTTTACCGTTTCCACTAAAGGAGACATAGATTTTGCGGCATGGCAGGAAGGAGCACCCGTTCAGGGTTACAGGCCGGGAATGAATTTAATCGAACTTACAAAACTACCTTGATATGTATGTCCGGAAGCAATCCAATATGGACATTTCGGGAAGGTATACAAAAAGGCATCTTCTATCATCACTGACTGAAGATGCTTTTTACAAACATAATAACAAACATAAGTTAAATAAAGACTCTTGTTTGAATCCTATGGTAAGCAATTCATGCAAATATACATATTCTTATCAGAAAAACAAATAACCGGATAATTTGTACCGGGCTTCTTCAGGTTTGTTCGCTTATGTAAATAAAAAGCATCTCCTATCATCACGACAGAAGATGCAACCATAAAACCATAAATATAGGGTATGTTCAGGCATCTCATCGGAATATACCCTATATACAACTTTTACAAAGATATAGATTTTTTATTGGAAAAGCAAGTCATAGAGTAAAGATCAAGTTACTAGCGGGAGGTTATGATAGAATTATTGTTCTTAGAAAAGTCCTTCAAAATGTTTTGTTTCTTCATGCACTGGCAACGCTTCTCCTTTTAGATATTTGTTTGTGGTAGAAATATCCGAATGTCTTGCTTGATCGCGTGCAATGACGATCCCGGCTGAATTTGCCAAATCACGAATACCAGTATCTTTTAGGGAATAAAATTGGTAAGAATCAGGGAACTTAAGTAACGTACGTACTTTATTGAAATAAGTCCTGTAAGTACGTGGTGTCGATTTCTCTTTTGAGGGTTTGAAATCTTTCCCGAATAAGTAACAATCATTGCTATAATTGAATATTTTGAGTTCGAGCATAGATTTTATTAAAATATCGTTTAATCCTACCATACCGTCTTTGCGGTTTTTAGATATACTTGAAGGAATAAATACTTTTTGATCCTTAATATAGATATCGGATAATTGAATATTTGACAGCTCATCTGGACGAATAAGGGTGTAATATGCAAACTGGCAAAGTAGGAGAAAGTACGGATTATTTTTCTCTAAATATGTTCTAAGCTTTTGTAGATCATTAGCGGACAATGCGTCTCGTTTCTTTTTGTCTTCCGATAATGATTTGATATTTTCTACGGGATTTTTGTCTATATACTGTTTTTCTAACAACCAGCTACCAAAAGATGATAACCAGGTGCGATAATTATTCCTTGTGCGAGCTGACGAATCACGATCAATAAGAATGTGATCCAAGAAATCACTTGCATAAGTCTTATCAAACTGATAAATATATATTATAGGATTGAAACGCTTTTTGTTGTATTCTGATAATACCCTAATTCTTTTTTTATAGTCCGTAAAAGTACTTTCTTTAAACACTTTGGACTTATGGAATTTAACTAGATATTTATTGTATAATTCCACAACATCATCGAATAATGTATATTGGCGGGAATTTGAAGTATCTGCCCATGGATTCCAACCGGATAGGAGTTGCCGGCTTATATTTGCGATTAATTCCGTGGCCCTCTTTTTCCGGACACTAATTTTATCTATGCTATCCAGCATGTATTTTTTTCGTTTCATTTTTTGTTCCAAAGGATCGTAAGCTTTGAAATCAATATACCAATTTTTCCCGGTGTGAAGTTTGGGCAAAGTGTAGGGTATTATACTATTTAATGAGGCACCCCGTCTTTTCGTTGAACACAT